CAACTACATCCGTTGCATCTTTCCTTTTAATATGATATTTGTTAAACAAACTGTAAGTACCATTAGTGTCTTTAAAAATCACAACATCTTGCAATTTAGCAAACTCTGAATTTGATATCATTTTATCTAATTTTTTATCAATTTTATTAACATCAATTCTCATTGTTTAATACCTTAAAATAAATATTTCTTAATTCGTCAGATGAATCTAAAAACGCGGGTAATTTATCCCAAGCATTTTTAGTTTTAATCATAGGTACACTATCACAGTCGGAATATAGTGATCCTAATTCAGAATTACCATCATTAAACACACTAGGGTGTTGTATATCAAAATCAAAGGTCCAGCAAATTACTTGCTCATCATTCTCTAATAAGAATCCAAAATTCTCAAACTCATCAAACTTAATCTTAGTAGATGTTGGTATACTAATGTTTTCCGGCTGACTACGTAGTGAAACAGCCTGCACAATCGTATCAAAGTTGCATTGTGTGTTTCTTTTGTGCAACCATAATTCAGCATCGTCTTCGGGATCGGGACGGCTTCTATTCACAATACCTGTTTGGGTGATATCAAACAGCGTATAACAACTTACTTTAAAACTCATACTTGTATTTAGAGGCAAAAAAAATCCGAGAATAAATCTCGGATTCGTTTGAAGTTAAACTTCTGATTAGCTTGCGCTTGTAGCTGTAGAAGCTAGACGGAAACCAACGTTAGTAACAACAGCGCCACTTAGGTCATAACCATTAACTGTACCTAAAGCACGAATTTGTGTTTGTAGTGCAGCCGCAGTATATGCGCCAACTGGATAAACAGCAACTGACATATTAGTTGTGTTTGCTGTAGCTTGAACTGCATAAATTGCAACTGTAGCTAATTGTTCGATAGAAACCATAACTTGTGCAACCATCTCGTCAACACCTAATTGTGCTGTTGGAGCGGCGCCTAAGTCAAAACCGAAGAAGTCTAGTGCTGGGCCATATAAATTAGTAGTCGTGCCGTCAGCAGATGCTGTTGGAGCTACTGGACCATTTTGTACGTCAATTGCGAATACTGGTTGTGCATCGCCGTGTGTTCTTGTAAAACCTGCCATAATGAAATTCCTTTAAAAAGTTTGAATCGTATAGATTCATACTATTATTTATGCCTGGCAGTGAAAAAAGTCGGTTTTGGCTACTGTCTTCCAGCCAAATTTTGGCGACTAAAGCCCATTCTATCTACAAATTTGAGTCCGTTACTAACAAAACCCTCTTGAGTTTGAGTACCATCTTGTAGATAGCCTTTGACAGGGGCTGTCATTGCGGCTTTATTAAGCTGATTTACTATATCCATTTTTAGATTGTAAATAGCCACCCATATACTAAATGCACCAACTAGTCCTGCTTTATTGGCAGCTAAGTGCTGATTAATTTTCTCACGCATCTTATCAGTCATTGGTCTAGTCTGTACATAGTCCATAAACCCTGCTAGTAAATTATTTAAATCACCCGCGACAATACGTTTATTAATGTATACTGTAAATAACTGATTAAAAGTATTTCTAGCTTGAGGTGCAGTAGACATTAATTGTTCAACCGCTTGACCATGTTTCGCTATCTCTGATTGTGCTTTTTTTAGTAAACTTGAATTAACTTTCAACTTAGGTGTGATGGGCATCTTAGCAGGTAATATAGCTACATCACTATTATTCTTTAACTTGCCAATAGTTCCATCTAACGGCATTGCTTGGTCAGTTGTTAATGCATCGGGTGCAATATATTGATGTACAACAATACCGGAATTCTTTCCATCAAAGAATTTACCTAATTCGCTATTAGCGTCTACTGTATATGTAATTCCATTAGGGTTAGCTTTGAATGTGTATAGCCCGTTCTTTTCTACTAATGGTTGTTTGAACAATAAGTCGCCCCAATAATAACCTTTGCTTCTATCAGATTTTTCTAATCCAGGCCATATTTGTGCTATAAGCTGATGTAGGTCCGATCTGTCAACACCACGTTCTTGATCGTATTGAGCAAACTGTTCTGGACTGAATACTTGACGCCCACTGCCATCTTTCTTATTGAACATATGCTTGTCTAATATAGTGAACTTGCTATTACTATTACGACCAAATATTAACGCAGGATATCCATCCCACTTGATTGTAACCTTTTCTGGTTTAGCTACGGTATCAGCCATTGCTTGAACAGCTTGGTTGGCACCTTGTACACCACGCAAGAATATTAAATCTTCCGGATGGTCTAGATGACCCTTATCTTCTGTGATTACAGTGTTAATACTGGTAATCTTATTGTAAAGTTCTCGTAATTGTTCAATCATTAAGTATTTATAATATTTTTACTTTTATAGTGTCATAGTAGGGGAACATACTTAGTTCCTTATATGATTTTTTAATTACTTTACCCAATTCCCAAGTTCCCCACCATCTAGGATTTTCATAATCATATCCCAATTCTTCAGCGTTGTTATCCTCACACCATTTTTTATAACCTTCAAAATCTACTACCATATCAGAATTAAGAGTTAAGAAGATGCTAGGGTGGATATTTCTTTGTGGTTGAACCATTTTTCTTTGTAGGGTTTGAACGTCATTTTGTTGGTATATATGCACCATATTTTTTCCGGTTTCACAATAATCCAAATATAAATGTTCTTTTTTATAACCTATCGTAGCTTCTTGTAACATTTTATATTTTAAGGGTACTATTTTTAAATCAGGATCTCCTACCGGAGGACCAAATGATGCGGTAAGCCAATCACCACCGTATAATGATCCTTCAAGTTTATGTATTAACTTATTAAGCTGTGCAAAATCATCTATGACCTCTGAAAGTGTCTCACATTTTTCTAAATCAGGATCATTTTCTCGTTGCCGTTCTCCCAATCTTTCAACACATTCGTGTAAATCAAATAATTTTTTAAAAGTCATATCACCGGTGATATCTATATCAATTTTTATATCGTAAGATGAATCGTTGATTTTATCTACATAACTTTTTAGTTCTAAAAAAGTATTTACAATATCTAATTTGTCACGATTTACACTGATATTATTGTGAGTAGATACTCCATGACCTTGGGTTATCAAATCCACAAATGCAGATGTTGTCATATTTTTATTTAGCTCTACTACAATCCAGCCAGTGGACTTATCGTCTTGAGAAAACATAATAATTATTTTTGAACCCACAATATTCCTATACTTTTACAAAGTATTTATATAGTGAATAGGTGACTAATAATATTATTCCGTTGACATAACGCAACGTTTTATATTATTTTCCGGCTGCCTGTGCTTGTTGTAGTCGTTGTTGAAGTTTAGCCTCTTCTTCTGGAAGAAAACCTATTCGTTTAGAAGGTGATACTTGTTTTTTGTTACTAGGCGGTGTTTTAGATAACTGTGTTTGTAGGTTTTTCAATACAGATTGCTTTTGTCTAGTAGATAAACCTTGCATCAACTTAGTGATTTGTGTGGCTGTCATCTTAGCTTGTTGCGTTGAAGCTTGAGCCGCCTGCGGTGTAGTATTTGTTGTCGCCGCGGCTGATGCAGATGATGGGTTTGCTCCGGTTTGGGCAGGAGTAGTTGTTGCTTGTTGTGGATTTTCTTCCGCTTGTGCGTGAGAAACAGACCAACCCAAATCAGCTAATTTAGGCAATGTTGTTTTACCCTTATCTTTAGCATAGTTTTGTTCTAGTTCTTTAGCCAATGAAGCTACTTGAGTCGTTACTGATGGGTCACTGATGTTGATACCCTTCATAAACTGTTTGAAGAAGTTAGTAATATATTGACTGATGGTTTGTTTGCTTTGTTGTTGATTAGCTTGACCAACTACTTTACCACCGGGTGAAAGTGTTTGTCCCATTGTTGCTTCAGCTAAAATACTTTCAAAGATGTAGTTTAGTTTATCAAACTGAGTAGATTCAGCTGCCTTACCTTTTGGTTTTTTATTACGCTTAGGCATTTGAACGGTGTTGTCAGGCTTATCTTGTTTGAACTGGTCATCTATCTCTGCTTGCATCGCAGCCGCAAGTTTAGGATTCTTTTCCTTCATTGCATCAATTTTTGCCTGCATTTTTGATTGTATTTCTGCAGGATCAGCAGTTGATATTTTTACATTGCCGGGTGCAGTAGATGTTTGCGTAATGTTATTCGTAACGTTAGAAGGATTTTGCCTCATGCCTTGTCGGACTAACTCAGCATTCTGTGCATCTCGTTCAGCGGCAGCGGCTTGTGATTTTTGGAGATTTGCTTGATACTCTACTTCACGGGCTGCCTCTTGTTTGTCTAACTCTTTTTGATATTCAGGGGTAGGTTCTCCAGTAACTCCGTCATACTTACCATTAGGGAATCTAGGATCAACTTGTTTAGGTGCCGCCATCTGCTGTTGTGCAGTTTGTGTTGCAGTTGCTTGTTGTTGCTGTCTTACATTATCAGCACTCTTAGCAAACTGGTCTGCGGGTAACTTACTTACAGGGTTCATCTGTCCTTGTGCGTTTGTAGTGGCTTGACCTTGTTGGGCCTGTCTTACATTACTTGCTGATTTTGCAAACTGGTCTGCAGGTAATTTACTTACAGGGGACATTTGTCCTTGTGCATTTTTTGTTGCAGTTGCTTGTTGGTTTTGCCTAGTAGTTGCGGCTGTTTTTGCAAACTGGTCAGCTGGTAACTTACTCATTGGCGTCATCTGAGCTTGTGCCGCAGTAGTTGCCTGACCTTGTTTTTGTTGTCTAATATTACCGGCTTGAACTGCGGCTTGATTAGCTGGCAACTTACTGAATGATCCATTGTTTGCCATTTGCTGTTGTGCTACACCTGTTGCGGCAGCTTGTTTTTCTTGTCTAATCTGTTCTGGTGATTTCTTAGCAGTTAGTTGATTAGCCATCTGACCAAAAGCATTTGCACCCGCTGTGTTGGCTGCACCACGTTTCTGTGCAGGAGTAGGTGAAACATTTTTTCCTGTAGTAGGTTTGACCTGTGTTGTTGGATTAGTTACCGGATTAGTTACCGGATTCTTTGCTGGATTATTTCCAAAATTAGTTCCAATATTTGCGCCTGACGTTTTACCTGCGGCTGTAGGATCAACCAACCCGCTATTAATCGCACTTTGCAATCCGCTAAAGGCACGACTTGTGAAATTCTTAGTAAATTCATCTTTAGCCATCTGGTCTGTAGTGCTTAATACATTCTTTCCTCCAAATGATCCTAATCCTGATCGCACAGCGGCAGATCCATAATCTCCTATAAATGAACTTAAATCTAGTTCATTTAATTTTGCTTTTTTAAATTCATTCAGCTTCACGGTTTTTCCTTAATGACTTGGAAAACTTTGCTTGGTCCTTGCTCTTTATAGCACCTAACAGTTTACGCTCTAAAATAGCGGCTTGTTCAGGACTATAGTTACGATTAATCATCTCTATTAGATTGATAGCACTTGTGATAATATTGTGGCCACGACTCTCAATAATGTGAGTCGTGTCCCTATTATTACCAATAGCTTCTAATTCCTCTAGTAGACTGCGAGTTTGTTTTTGCATATTAGTTTCCTAATAGTATTTATCTACTTTTAGGATTTATTTCTTTAAACTGTTTAACATCGCTTTCAGCTTAGAACCTTGTACATCCGCTATAATACGCTTGTTTTCCGGCTCTAGTATCTCCCCTGTAGCTTGGTCTATGATAGGCGAGGTTGATGCTAGTGTACTTTGAGGCTTTAATTGACTCATAATATCATTAGCACTAGGCTTAGGAGTATAGCTATTCTGATTATCAGGGTCACTATCACTAATACGCATAGTCTCAATATCGTAGTCTAAATCAATCTTTTGACCTACACCAGTACTACTACGACTTTTCATACATTGAATCTGATACTTACCACGCTCACGCATACTACGACTTGTAAAGATACCAAACACGTTATCAGCAGTATTAATCTTACTGATACCACCTGCAATGTGACTGTGGTCAAACTCAATCTCATCAACCGCACTACGATTCAACTGACTTGCAGTCACCATCAATATGCCCATCTCTTTCGCTAAGTTGCGTAGTTCTTCTGCTACATACTTGTCTTTGATGAACTGATCGTTAGGATTAACTTTGACACTGACAGGCATAACCAAATCTAAGTAGTCAACCATCACAAAGTCAATCTTAATACCTGTCTGAATCTGTACTTCTTTTAAATAAGCACGAATATCGTTCACATTACTTTGTGCGGGTAAACCCTTAACACGATATTGTCCCGACTTCTTACCAACCATTTTAACTTTAAGACTTGTAGTATCGATATCTTTACGAATTGCTTTTGTACCCATCATAGTCAACATAGCATCTGTACGTAACGATGTTAGTTCTTCACTAAGTTCTAATGTAATGTAAACTCCGCTCATTCCTTGTTGCAACCAGTTCAACGCAATGTTCATCATTACTAATGACTTACCTGAACCACTGCCACCTGCAAAGATGTTCAGTTCACCTCGACTGAAGCCACCATATAAAATACGATCCATTTGTGGCCAGCCCGTACTCACTTGACCACCACTGTTAAAGTATTTGTTAATACGTGCAGCCGGGTCATAGAAGTAATCAGTTCCCATATCTTTTTGTAGACTGATTTGCACCGCATCTTTAATTAATTTTTCGACTGGACCAAAGTCATCCTTCTCAAGTAAGTCGGCCGCTTTAAGAATAGCTCGTTCTAACTCTTGTCGTTTAGTGAAGGCTTCAAACTCATCCAAGAACCAATCAAATTGATTAGGACTAAAGTTAGCGATAATATCAATATCTTGACCAGTGATTGCTTTAATCTGTGTGGGGTCGGGCAAAATACTATATTTTGTAGTGTGTTCTTTGTATAGATTTACGATAGGTCTTAATGACCTATCAAAGTTTTCACTGTTTAATATATTCATAACTCTGGTATAGAGTTCTGCCTCAGTAATCATAACACGCAAAAATATCTTTTGCATCTCAATACCGTAATCTTTTTTATTTTCGTAATCTTTTTTCAATTTTCTTCCTCTGTAGTTCTATTTTGATTTTACTAGTTGTTGCACTA